ATGGCGGGATTGGGAAGCCGCTTTATTAAAGAAGGATTTAAAGTTCCAAAACAAATAATTAATATTAAAGATAAACATCTAATTGACATCTCATTGGATTGTTTAAACTATAAAGATTGCAATTTAATATTTGTATTGAGAGATGAGCATGTATATAATCATCATATGGATGAACTTTTAGTAAAGAAGTTTGGTGATGATATTACAATTGTAATTCTTGATCAACTTACAGACGGATCTGTATGTAGTTGTTTATTTGCTGAAGAATATATTAATAATGATTCTCCTCTAGTAATTCATACGTTAGATATAGAATTTCGTCCAGTGTTTGATCCTCATGTAATGGAGACACTTGATGCCGATGGTCTTATACTTACATTTAAATCCAACTCTACCAATTACAGTTATGCTCAACTTGATAATAAAGGTAATGTAACTAAGACTGCAGAGAAGAAATCTATAAGTCCTAATGCATGTGTTGGAATATATGGATTTAAAAAAGGATCTGATTTCTGTAAGTATGCTAAAGAGATGATTAGTAAAAATCTTAGAACTAAAAATGAATTCTATATTTCACCATTGTATAATATTTTGATTGAAGATGGTAAGAAAATTGTAACTGAAGATGTGGATAAAATGCATATCTTTGGAACTCCTGATGAATATAATTTCTATAAAAATAATGTAGTTCAAAAAATTGGAGACAAACCCATA